ACAGAAGATGAAGAAGAGAATCTAGCAACTACTTGTTGGATTCCCGAACACATCAATATTAACTTCGGTATTGGTTCTACAGTATTAGTAGTTGGAAGAACTTCTCAAAGAATTATTGACGGAGAAGCCGAACCAATCACAATTAATACTAGTGGTTTGTTAGTTCAAGAGGCATTTGGTAATCCGGTTGCCGAAGAACAGGGCGTAGAGGATGAAGACATTGTTTGGTTTTGATTAGATTCCAAAGGGGTTTGTTGTTTCCCCTAAGCATGTCCAAGTGTAAGTGTGAACTTGAGGAAGAAATTGACGCTCGGATAGGTGCGAAGCCTATTTTTAGAGGAATAAAAATGTATAGAAAAGGAATTATAGAAGAGAGATTCCTTCTAAAAAATGAAAGTTATATTATTGATTTAAATAGTGTAGACTTTATTACTTGGAAGGAAAATGAAAACAAAAAAGATAGTTATTGGATTAAACTTCATGTTGGAACTAAGGAGACAAGATATGTTTGTGAAGGCAAAAATGAATTGTGTCGTATATTAAACGCATGGGGATTATTGAAAGAAACAGAATTATTATTAGATAAAAATGAGATAGGTGAAAATTATGAGTTTTAGAAAAGAGAAAATAAATTTTAGTGAATTAATGAAAATGAAAAGAGAGAATAGAAAACCTAGAATGGTATTAGGTATTTGGGGAGAACCAAAGACGGGTAAAACCGGACTTGCATTAGACTTCCCCGATAGAAAGATATTTGTTTTAGATTGGGATAGAGGCGTTGAATCAACTTGGTTTCAACACCACGATGCAACAGATAGAATAGAAGTATTTTGTCCTATTGTAATGAATAAAGATAACATTATTGATATTAACGAAAGTGAATCACGCTCGTTAGAATTTATCAATCATGCTAAACAATCAATAGATGCAGGAGATAAACCTATCTTTGTTATTGATGGAGTAGATACTTGGCTTTCTTCATGTATGTTGAAAGTTAATCCTAATCCTAGAGTGGTAACAAAGATTATGCCGTTCCAATATGGTAACAGAAACAAGGCATTCTACTATTTATTAGACACTATATACAACTTAGAATGTGATGTAATATTTATTACGCATGATACTGAAAAGTATGTCGATAATGTGCCTGTTGGAGTTCAGCCAATGTGGAAAGATTGGGGAGGTAAACTTGAACAAGAGATTTACTGTTCTAAAAAGAAAGTAAAGGGAGAACTACATTTCTTTGCTGAACTATTAGGTAGTAGAACTAATGGTAAACTTGTAGGTTCTAAGTGGACTACAAGACAAGGAACTCCACCTAACATTACATGGAATGGACTAAAGGAATTAAGAGAGGGGGCAATATGAAATTTACAGTAGATGCAAAAGAATTAGTAAAGGCATTAACAGATATACAATTGAAAGGAAAATACTTCAATGGTGCAAGTCTAACTAATAATACTTTAATAGAGTATTTTTACGCTAAATTGCACAATAATACATTGAGTTTATGGAATTGTGATTCTATTAATTCATTAATAGTTAGAGTCAATATAACTGTTGAAGGTGATGAAGACGGAACGGTTGTTGGTGAAACCGGAGAGTTGTTGAAATATCTAAAGAAGTTCAGTGGTGATGTAGTAGTAAACTGTGGTGATATTATTACTATGACAAATAACAATAGTAAACTTTCACAACCTACTATTGCGAATCATCCTAATATGGACACATTGAATCGTATGGGTCAGCATGTCCTAAATACACACTTTGAAGAAAACCTAGAAACTTTGTTTAACTTTAACAAAGAAAAATATGAAGGTGCATTTCAATTAGACTCAAATACATTTAGTGAAACTATGAAACTTTGTGAGTTGATTGGTAGTGGTGTTTATCACCTAAACTATGAACATGATAAGAATAAGTTATCACTGTCTAGTGCTACTAACAACTCAAATAAGTTTGAAACTTCTATTGAGTTAGAAGGCAATATTGGAGAATCAGCAACACTAGATTTTTCTAGCCCACTACATGTATTGTTTGACAATGAAATGTTGAACTTTTATGTCAAAGATGATTTCCCGATGTTGATTATATCGGAGAATAAACTTTTGATTAAAGCACCACACTTAGCAAATTGAGGAATATAAATGATAATAAGTAATAAAAATGGAAATACAATATACAAATCTTGGAGAGAAAACGGAAAAAGAAAAAGCGAAGAGTTAGAGTTTCGACCCTACTTCTATGTTTTAGAAGATGAGGTAGAAAGAAATTACTATCCTTTGAACAAATATACCAATGGTAGATTTGAATATGAAGATGGAGATTGGAAAAGCCTAGAAGGTGAACCTTTGAAGAGAGTCTATGTTGAAAAATCATATGACATAAATAGTGCTAGGCAACTCTTTACTAAAACATATGAGGCTGATGTGCCTTATACATTTAGATATGCAGTTGATGAAGTTAATGAGATGCCCGAATACAATATGCGTAAGTGGTATTGGGATATGGAATGGCAACAAGGCGGAGAATATGATGGTTGCATTACTACTATTGTAGTGTATGACAACTACAATAAGAAATACACTCAGTTTACTTGGTTTCCCGAAGGCCATCCCTTTTATGTCTCATCCCAAAGAATAGATTATAACGAAGAAACAAAACATAATACTTATGTTTGTCGTGATGAAAAATTTATGCTTGAAGTCTTTATGGGATTTATGATTGCTAAAGACCCCGATATGTTAATTGCATGGTTTGGCCTTAAGTTCGACTTACCTAAGTTATTAGATAGAGCATGTGCTTTAGGTTTGAATCCTTTAATCATGTCGCCTTATCATAAGATAGATGGAGTTAAACAACTTAAGAAAGGTTGTAGTTTTAAGAGACAAGACGGTTATTCGCCAATTGAACAACCTATTGGTGGAAGACTTACTCTTAACTTAGACTTAGCATTTGAAAGACAGTGGAATGATTCACAAAGAGGAACATTACCTTCACTAAGTCTTGATTATGTTTCTAAGATATTGTTCGATGAAGGAAAGGTAATGGAAACTAAGTTTGAAGACCCTAACGAATTTTATCGTAGAGCATGGCTAGAAGATACAGAAGCATACTTACATTATGCCTTAGTAGATGTAGAACTTTTAGTTAGAATAGATGAATCAAACTATTGTAGCGAAGCAATAATATCATTACAACGATTACTAAAAGCACCTTTCAAGGCTTGCTTCTATGCTTCACATATGGGTTCTATTTACTTTATGAGAAATGCTTGGTGGAAAGCACCAACAGGCATCAAAAGTGCCGATAGAAGAGAATATCAAGGGGCTATGATTTACGACCCGCTTAGTGAGAATACTAATGGCTTACACCTTAATGTAGCGGCGTTTGACTTTGCGGGGCTATATCCTTCAATGATGGTTGCTAGAAACATATCTTGGGAAACTAAGAGCCAAACCCCTACTGAATTTGGGGTTAATATCTTAACGCCAAGAGATTTCAGCGAAGTGGAAGGAGAGCAAATGCACTATTATAGAACTGATGAGTTAGGATTATTGCCTAAAGCAGTTCTTGAGTTGAAGGAGTTAAGAAACGATTACAAGAAAAGAATGAAGAACTCCGAAGGTGATGAATATGTTAAGTGGTATAATAATCAAATGGCGGTCAAGAGATTAATGGCTTCTTTTTATGGTGTATTAGCCTTTCAAGGCTTTGGTTGGGCTGATGTAGATTTAGCCGCTAGTATTACTGCTAGTGCTAGAGAGGCTATTAGGTTGGCCGCATTTAAGGCGAAGGAGTTGGAAGTATGAGATGTGGAAAAATAATATATCCTAATGCTACGATTGCTCATCAAGAGATGCTTAAAGAAAAGAAAAATGGCATTAAACTTAATTATTATTATTGTGAATTTTGCGAGGGCTACCATTTAACAAAAATGAATTTACAGGCGCAACAGGCGTTTAAAAAGAGTATATTAAACGCCCATGAACTTAAAAAGAAAAAACTTAAAGAAATTAAAATTGGGCCATTTGAGCCATTATATAAGGCTTGGAAGGATATTGAGGAATTTAAGGAGAAGATGAAAAATGAATAGAATAAAATGTATGAAACCGTTGGCGCATAATCCTCAATTTGAGGGTAAGTTTCATTGTAAAAGATGTGCAGAAGAAATAAAAATGAGGAATAAAAATGAGTATAACAACAGAATGTAGAGAATGTAGGCAGGTCTTTAGAAAGAGGTCTTTGAAATCAACAGAAAAAATATGCGAGGCTTGTAGAGGTAGCGGAGGAAGAAACAGATACAAGGTTATGGCTAATAAAACTGTTAATGCAATAGCAATAGTAGATAATATGGAAAAGCAAATAGAAGATTTAAAATCATCTATTGATGTATTACATAGCACTATCGGAGTTGAAGTTCAGCACCAAATAACTAATGACATAAAACCTATTGTAGAAAAAATAGTAGATGAAAAAGTTAATGAACTAAAAGGTGTTATTATCTCTTCTATGACTAAATCACAAAAAGCACAAGAAGAAATTAAAGAACTTACTAAAACAATAAACTTACAAAAGGGTTCTATTACAAGAATTAGGAATAAGATAAAAGCGTTTGAAAAGAGGTTGGGAATATGAAGTGTCCTAGATGTGGAGGTTCTCTTGCTTATGTTGAGTTAAAACCTAAGATAAACTATTCCTATGTTCAGCGAATAAAGAGAAGGGCTAAGTTAATATGTAATTCTTGTGAATATGAGGAGGTATTCAATTGAATAAACATTTTGAAAGATGGGTCTATGAGACAGTTGAAGAAATGGATGAAGTGTTTACCGGACATGAAATTATTGCTAGAATTGTAGAAAAGAAAGGAACTAGTATGTATGTTGGTAATGCCCAACAAGTAGGTTACTTACTAAATAAATTAGATAATATAGAAAGAATCGGAGAAGGAGAATATAGGAGGTTAGATGTATGAAATACACAAAATACATAGTGGCTAAAATAGAATACGATACAGAAGAAACTTGGAAAGAGACTGAAAAAGACATTAATGATATAATAGAAATGCTAACAAATTTAAAGCGTAGAGCAACTATTATAGAAATTGATGGTGTAGATACAAAACAAGGAGTAGATAGTCATGTCAATGATGGACAAGACAAATGAACTCCTTGAGGAATTACTCGCTATGATTGCTAAGAGCAATAAAATATTAATGATGGTAAATATTGTAAATATAGCGACCATTATAACAATAATAACGGTGATATTATGAATGAAAAAGAAATGAAATACAAAATAGAAAGATTAGAAGAAAGAATTGAAGGCTTAGAAAGAGAGGTAGAAGAACTATACTTAGAGATAGAACTAACAAAGGTTTCAAGTAGCAACATAAGAGACATTATGGAAGAAGTCGCTAAGTTAGCAAATCAACCTGTTGGAATGATGTTTAATTATAGCAGTGTGTGATATTATGAAAGTAGTTTACGGACATACAGATTCGATTTATGTTCAAATTGATTCTGTTGAAAAGGCACAAGACGCTATTAAAGAAATAGAGTCTAGTGTTAGAGAACACTTTCCTAATGTTATGGGCTTAGAACAACACCCCGTAGTGCTAGAATTTGAAAAATATTATTCAGCATTAGGTGTTGGAACAACTAAGAATAGAAATGCAGGTATGATAACTTGGAAAGATGGAGAATGGTTAGATGAACCGGAGTTCATTATGACGGGTTTTACTGCTAAAAGAGTTAGTGAAACTAAACTTGCTAAAGAAGTTCAAACTGATGTATTGACAATGTGGGTGAATGAAAAACCTATGTTAGAAATTAACAAGTATTTACACAATAAATACATGTCAGTGCTAAATGGAGAAGTTGAACTACAGGACATTATTAAGAGAAGTAGGCTTAAAGAAAACAGACTAAAGGTTAGGTGTGGTAAAACTACAGAACACAGGTGGACTGGTAAAAAAAGTGGTTGTAATAAGAGATATACCTTACACGAATGTTTACCTCTAAGATGGTGTGAAAAGTGCGGTGAAGATGTAAAGAACTTCAAAACCTTAGATGGTAAGAAACCAACGATAGGTTCGGGTATAGCGGGTGTATTACATGCTAAACAAAACGATATTACATTTGACGACTCTTACTTATACCTTAAAGTAGCAAAGTCCGGTGAAGTATTTACACACCCACTAACTAAAGAAGTGAAGACTGTTGAATATGTAGCAGGTTCTCGGTATGTTGATTTTGATAAGTATAAACCCGATTATCAACATTATGCCGAGCAAGTAATAAAGAAGGCCGAACCAATTTATAAGGCTATGAATTGGGATTTGTCTAATATCAAATCGGGTAAAATACAAACAAATTTGGAGGAATGGTTTTGAATAACAATGAAAAATATGAAGCGATAATTAAATCAATGGATGAATATACTTATGATTGGAAGCCGGAAAATTACGACGACCCATCTTTGCCTATATTGAAAATAACTAAATCTTCTTTGGGGGCTTTCGATTGGTGTCCCAAGAAATACAACTTTAGTTATGTGCAAAGATTACCACAAGACCAAACAGAGGCTATGCGTAAAGGAACTATATTACATGTTCATAGAGAGAACTTCTTTAATGACTTTGATGTTAAGAAAGCAGAAAATATGTCGGCTGATGAAATACATGATTATTGCGCCGGACTTACACCAATAGATGAGTATTTTGATTTGTCTATGACTGTTGCTGCTTTTGAGGCTCAAAGGTTTATTGATGCTAGAGCAGAAAATAAAATTGATGAATATTTACCTGTTTGTAATGAAGGATTGTTCGATGCTGAAATAACAATAGGGGCTAATACTAATCCTAAGTTTCCACTTAGGAGAGATTACAAGATACATATTCAAGGCATTATTGATAGAGTTTTTCAAGAAAACGGGGGCTAT